GGCAAACCCATCATGGGCGATGCTAACGCACAAGGTCTGGGTGAAGCGCCAAGTTTCGCACAAGACAAACTGCGTATCAATCAAACACGCAAGCCGATTGATACCGGCGGCGTGATGACTCAACAACGTACTCGCTGGCAAATGCGCTCCCTGTGCAAAACACTCGGGCAAAAATACATGGATGCGTTTACAGATCAGGCCACACTGGTGCATCTTGCCGGTGCGCGTGGTTTCCATGACAATATCGAATGGAAAATCCCACTTGCGTCCGATGCTGATTTTGCAACCATTATGGTCAACGTAGTTCGTGCACCTACTCGCAACAGACATTATATGTCTACAGGTTCCGGTGTTGAACAAATTGCAGCTAGCGGTAATGAAATTTCAATTGCCACGACCGATGTGATGAATACCGATGTTGTCGATTCGATTCGCACAATTATCGATTCAATTCCGTTGCCTCCATCACCTGTTATTTTTGACGGTGATACGATGGGTTACGACGCGCCGTTGCGTGTTCTGATGTTGTCGAGTGAGCAATATACCGCTTTCGTGCAATCTCCAGGCACTAATTTTCGTCAGCTGCAATCACAAGCCATCGCACGTTCTTCAATGGGCGGTAAACCGAATCCATTATTCTTGGGTGAAGCAGGTCTGTGGAACGGTATCTTAATCATCAAATGCCCAAAACCGATTCGTTTCTACGCAGGTAACTCGTTAAGATGGTGCGCAAGTAAAACCAGTGCAACTGAAACATCGACTGATCTCGTGCCGGCGGCATTCGGTACAACTTACGCCGTGGATCGTGCAATTTTACTTGGCGGCCAGGCGTTAGCCTCTGCATTGGGTAAAAACCCACAAACCGGTAACCCGTTCTTCTGGTCTGAAGAATTAATGGATCATAAGAATCGTCTGGAAGTTCTAGTCGGCATGATTAACGGTATGTCAAAAATTCGGTTTCTGGTTGATTTTGGCGCAGATGGTTCGCAGTACACAGACAATGGGGTTATCGCCATCGATACCGCCGTTAGAATCGCCGGAGTATAATCATGGCTACTGTAACGACTAAAAAAATTAAACAACTTGGCACTGGTATTACTGGACCGTGGGGTAACGCATGGTGTCAGAAGTATCACTACGAAACCAATTCATCCGGGGTTTATGTAAATTCCGACTTAACAACAGCTCCACAAGTCGATGACGTTATTCGCTTGGGAATCTTGCCAGCTGGGTTAGAGATTTTTGATCTTCAAATGATTATCTCTGATGCTTTCGCAGGTTCGACTACCGCCGATTTCGGATTTCTTTATGTGGATGGTGTGGATGTAACTGCAACACCGCAAGCCGTGGACTTCTTCGCAGTTGATATGGCAACATCATCAACTGCGGTTCTACGTAAAACAGCTGTGGCTGCACCAATCACTTTGCCAAAAGACGCTTATTTAGTGATGACTAGAGAAGGCGCGGCCGATTCAGCAGCAGGTATTATGGATGTTGTTGTATGGGGTCTATGGCACGGTTCACCGTCCGCAGTACCGTCCTAACCCCTCTCCGTTGGGAAACTCTAAACCGGGTTGAAAAGATATACACCCGGTTTTTTTTAATAACACGAGGGATTTATGACACCCATCAAATATATCGGCAAACGTGAAGATCATATCGACGGTTGCTATGGCACTCGCGTTGCGTTCGCACAAGGTGAATCGGTATTAATGCCCGATGATATTGCAGCTAAAATGCTTAAGCATAAAGATGTGTATATATCTGGTAATGTATTGGAAGCCAATGCAGTAACAATGCCGCCGTTAATCAAACCTGATGAAGATACTCAGGATTTACGGGATACCGTACAAAATTTAGATTCATACGAGGCATTGAATAATATTGCCGCGAATGATTATGGACAAAAGCTGGACAAAAGAAAAAGCATTGCTACATTACGGACCGAAGTTACTCAAATGATCGACCAATTTGGGTTAGTCTGATGATTGTCAGTGAATTGGAAGCTGAGTACAGGGCACGATTCACTGACAACGTGTCCCAATTACACGCGCTGAGTACAGAGGATTATCTAGCTTATCTTAATGAAGCACAAGACGAAGCTTGCATCCGCGCCGACTTAATATTCGATAAATCCAGTTCGTTTTGTACGATTGCCGTAACATCATCCAACAGTGTTTATGCGCTTGATCGTTCAATTTATGGTGTGTCTTACGCCCGTATTATTGATGAAGCCGGTGTTTCATCAAACCTTAGATTGACAACTAGAGAGCAACTTGATGTCGATTGGCCTGATTGGCGAGATGTTATTGATAGACCGTCTCATCTACAGCATTACAACAATTCTGTTGAATTAGTCGCTTTTCCTGACACAACGTACACATTAAAACTTGAAACCTATCGTTTGGGTAAACGAATGATCGGCGACACATCGATGCCGGAGATAAATATCACGTTGCATTCACCATTGAATTATTGGGTATTGTATCGAATGTATACTTCCCCTGACGAAGATGTGTCGAATCCAAAAAAAGCTATGGAAAATTTAGGTGAATTTGAGAAGATTTTTGGTACAAGGCCATTAGCCGAGCACCATAAGGATAAATTTATGAGCCGTCCACATCGCAACAGGTGTTTACCGATATGATTCGTTGCATATTCATAGTCACGTTATTATCAGGATGCAGTCTCGCTCATTATCATAGAGCTACAGACGGGACAGTTGATGTTTATGGTGCTGAACTAGGTGTACAGAAAGCACTGGCCGGATTTGTTTATAGCGGCGATGCACAGGGTGTGATGCATTTAAAAATCGAAAGCATCAATGAAGATCAGACGAAAGCACTCGAAGCCGTTGTGTCAGGTGCAGTTCAGGGTGCAGTTAAAGGAGTTAAACCATGAGTCCATTAATGTTGTATTTAATGTTTTATGTCCTCTATTACATTTTAACCTTTTAGGAATCAAATCATCGTGCCAAAATTAGCTGATTGGGTTAAAGAAACGGTTACAGGAACGCCAGGAACAGGCACCATCACCCTTGCTGGTGCTGTAGCCGGGTTCTGCCGATTTCAAGATAATTTTGCAACAGGAGACAAGGTTTATTACTCCATCGAAGATGGGAACAATAGGGAAGAAGGGTACGGAACATTAACAACCGGCTCACCTTGGACACTGACCAGGACAACTGTTTTACGCACTATTAGTGCGGGCACATTTAACAATAGCTCACCGTCCGCACTTAGTTTAACGTCAACGGCTATTGTTGGGATTGCGGCGGCAGCAGATATTATAGGTTTGGTTGTTGGTTCTGCATATGCTTCAACATCATCATTAATCACCTGCAATACTGTTTTACCTTGCGACAACACAATTCCTCAAAATACTGAGGGAACTGAAGTCATCACACTCGCTTATACGCCAAAGTTTGCAGACAGTATATTGCGGATACGTGCGGTATTATCCGGTGCTCAAGCGGCACAGTATGTGACTGCTGCTGCTTTGTTTGTAGATAATACGGCAAATGCACTGGTGGCGCAGGCTTCATACAGCGGTGCAAGCGGTCACGAAGTATATGAGTTATATCACGAAGAAGTTAGTGGCAATACCACATCAAGAACATATAAAGTACGTTGCGGTCCAAATACAGCAGGTACAGTTTACGTAAATGGAAATCAAGCTGGAACACAGTATTTTAATGGTGTAGAAAAATCTGGAATTTCTATTACTGAAATTAGACAATGAATATATTAGGATCAGGGGTACTAGGAACTTTAAATGACGGTATAAATTCCGTTGAAAAAGTTATTGGCGGTACGTTAACTTTTGCGGGAGTAACAACAAAATCACTCACACGAAGCATTGCCGCAACGTTAGGATTCACAAGATTAATGATTAAACAGATTGATAAGTCATTTATAGGATCAATCAATTTTTCCGGGGTATTTGTAAAATTGCCCAATAAAGCATTAACCGGGGTATTGAGTTTCACTGCTATATTAACGAAATTTACAATTAGAAGCATTAGCGCTGTATTAGGATTAACAGGTGCAGGAATAAAGCAAACCAATATCTCATTGATAGGCGCCTTAAGTTTTACAGGTTCGATAGCACGGGTTACTCTTAAAGCGTTACAAGGTGTGTTGTTATTTATTGGCAGTATATTGGCCGGACGCATTTTTTATCGATCGATGGAAGGAACCCTATCGTTTATTGGAATAAACGATAGTCTTAAACAGCGATTTCTTGATTATTCGACAAGTGTTTTAATGAAAACATGGATTGTAATTGAACAGGCATATAACAAAATTATTATAGAGGACGATTGATATGTTGTACCCGGCAGCGCAAGAGGGACCGTTTGAGATACCGTATCATGATCCCGATACAATTCGGGAAATAGGCTTGTTATTTCGTCCTGAGTTATGGGAGGCCGGGCGTGTCTATATGAGAACTGATGCTAGTAATTATGATGCGGTATTGCCTACTGTATTCAAAGGATTCTATCATCGGGTAGCAAATTCAGGCAAATCAAATGCCACCGTTGAGCCAATTTGGGCAAAGCGTCCTAATGATTTGACTGAAGATTTTGAAGCAGGTGAAACGGATGGTCTTGTTTGGGAAGCTATCCCATACAATCTACTATTACCATCTGAATCGATAGCAAATGTAGAATTTACCCCGTTTGACGGTGTGACATTGCTTAGTACGGCATTTGATACACGATCAGCTACTTTTGTATTGGACGCTATTCCCTTAAACACTCTTGCTAGAACACAAGGATTTTTTACAGTACATATACATGCTATAAAAACGAATGGTAAAACATTTGATGCCACCTTTAAAATTATTTTGATTGAACATTAACTTGGAGATTGCAATGAAACTTGAAAAACTTATTTATCAATTACATAACTGGAAAGCTCATTGGAGAGCTTTTTACTTAGGATCTTATGTCGCCATTGAAGGCACGTTGGCACGTTGGCTAGGTGACAGTGACCGAGTACTCATGATGGGTACTGTTGATGCGTGCGTGATACGTGCGGACGGTTCTACACTTGATCTAGGGTGCGTTGGTAAACGGGTAGTGACGACAGCCGGAGTTAATTATCTTCGCGATGATTTTGCGGCAGGCGCCGGTTCTGCCGATATTTCTAATTTTAAATACCATGCGTGTGGCACCGGAACGACGGCTGAGGCAATTGGCGATACCGCTCTAGTGACTGAATGTACCACAGCGTTAAATCCTGATTCGACTCGCGGCGTTGGTACGCAAGTAAACTCTGTAGCTAAAACTTATTCATCGGTTGCGACAATGACGTTCGATGCAACGGCGGCAGTAACAGAGCATGGTCTATTTAGTGCAGCGTCAACAGGCACGCTATGGGATCGTACTGTGTTTTCAGCAATTAATGTTGCATCAGGCGATTCAATTCAATTCACTTACACGCTAACAATTTCTGACGGCGGTTGATATTAAATGGCGCTAACCTGTACATTAGTAGAGGCTATACATAGTGCTACCGATGCTAGTAGTTATGCATTCGCTTCTCACACATTTACGGCCGGACGCCTTTATATATGTCTTACAGGTACGTCGCATGGTACTTTAGCCGCGCCTACCGTATCAACAATCGCAGGTGCTACCGCCAGTTTTACATCTATAGTCACACAGGCTTATGGTAGTAGTAACGTTCGTAGTGTAGAAGCGTGGCGGTATGCGCCTGCGTCTACAGTTACGGAAACATTAACGGTTACATTGACAGGTAACACGCCATCGACTGGCGGCGACATGGTGTTACTGGAAATAACCGGTCATGATACGACGGGTACTAACGGTTCCGGTGCTATCGTTCAAAGTCTAGGTGCTAATGGTTCCGGCGCCACGTCCGGGCTTGTCACATTATCTGCATTTGGCAGTTCTAATAATCGCCCGTTGGGTTATTTTGGACATAGAGCCAATGAAGTTAATAGCCCTGGTTCCGGTTTTACCGAGTTGGATGATGGCGCGCATGCTTCGCCTGCTATGGGATATGAAACGGAATGGAATTCCTCAGCTACGGACACGACAGTCGATGCTTCTTGGGCAACCGCTTCGGATTGGGGTGGTATTGCAATTGAACTAAAACAAGCAACAGGTACACAAACTAATCAGGATGCGGCCGGAACGTTGTCCTTCGCAGGTGCACTCCTACGTCAAACAAATAAACTTACGGCCGGAACGTTGTCCTTCGCTGGAACGTTACTTAAACAAACCGCACGCAGTATCGCCGGAACGTTGTCCTTCGCTGGTGTGTTACTTAAACAAACCGCACGCAGTATCGCCGGAACGTTGTCCTTCGCTGGTGCACTCCTACGTCAAACAAATAAACTTACGGCCGGAACGTTATCATTCGCAGGTGCGCTCCTACGTCAAACAAATAAACTTACGGCCGGAACGTTATCCTTCGCAGGTGCGTTACTTAAACAAACCGTACGCAGTATCGCTGGAACGTTGTCCTTCGCAGGTGCGCTCCTACGTCAAACAAATAAACTTACGGCAGGAACGTTGTCCTTCGCAGGTGCGTTACTTAAACAAACCGCACGTAGTATCGCCGGAACGTTATCATTCGCAGGTGCGCTTCTACGTCAAACAAATAAACTCACGGCAGGAACGTTATCATTCGCGGGTACGTTACTTAAACAAACCGCATGCAGTATCGCTGGAACGTTATCATTTGCAGGTGCGCTCCTACGTCAAACAAATAAACTTACGGCTGGAACGTTGTCCTTCGCAGGTGCGTTACTTAAACAAACCGCACGCAGTATCGCTGGAACGTTGTCCTTCGCAGGTGCGCTGTTACGTCAAACAAATAAACTTACGGCCGGAACGTTGAGTTTCATTGGTTCGTTAATAACTGGAGGCGGTCAATTATTTCTCGTAACTATCATAGGAACGCTTTCATTTACAGGAGGTATTGCAAAGAAGATAAGTAAACATGTTACCGGTATGATTTCTTTTGTCGGTACGTTTTTAAATAAAATACCTGCTATATTTGTACGCTTAAGAAATCGTATTATTATCGAACAATCAAGTAATAAAATAATAATTTCGCAAGATCAAAACAAAAATGTAATAATTGATAAATATTA